TTATAGCATTCGCCCTTGATTGGTTGAGTGAATGGGTGAGCAGCGCGAACCAGTAGGCGGAAAAGAGCGCGGCAATCTCATTTGACATAATATACACTGTTCAATCAACGATTTAGCCACTGGCGCGGCTTCCGATGGGGTAGGTGTCATATTCAAAATGACACCGGCCAAAATACAGGCTGCCAGTTTCTCAAATTCCATCAGCTTTTTTTTCCAGTAAGCCACGCGCTCCGGTTTTTTCTCGGTGATGATCGCTGAGGGTGCGCGTAGGCTTCCAATCGGTAATTCCATCAGTTCTTCTAGCTTGGCTTGTGCAATGTCCGGCAAGCCTCGTTTACCTGCTTTTACATCGCTCAAATTGCCTTTAACAAGCCCCAAATAAGCCTCTAGCTCTTTCTGGTTTCCTATTTTTTCGGCTGCTTTTTCGATGATTCGATTTAAGTGGTTCATATATCCCCCTTGACAGGTCGCAAATTTGCGGTTTATAGTCTGTTCGCAATTATGCGGATTCGCAAAATTGTGCATCTAGGGTGCATCAAAACTCTCTAGGTGTCAATAAACCAAACCCTGAAAGGAAAAACCATGTCTGAGCCAGTCAAAGCATTCCCCGCGCAAAACCAGTCCATGAAGCCCAACCAGATCATGCTCATTGGCCGTCTTGATCGGTGTAGCAAGTTCGACGGCAAGTTCGATCACATCATCACTCTGCCGGCACCGGACGAGTATTCCAAGCCCTCTGTTATTCGCTTGTCCTCTTCTCAAAAAATCGGCGATATCGGCGAAATGGTCAAATGCCTGGCTGTGTTCAACGGCTGGCCGAACAACTACAAAGTTACCGGCGAGAACGGTGATAGGCGCGATGTGTACGATGCCAAAGGTTTTTTCGTAGCTGTCGAGTAATTCCCGTGTCTATTAGCCGCCATGCGGTTATCCCCCCTGCGCAAGACAGGGGGTTTTCTGCTTCGCCTTCTTCTGCCGTTCAGCACGGTGACAATTCCTTTCAGGGTGTCGAGGGCGAAGCAGAAAGCGGCATTTTTCAAGAGCATTACACCCGCCGTCCAAAACGGGTTGACTGCATCGGGCATTTTTTCAGTGTAGGGCAGGGGAGGGTTTCGTTAAATTTGGGTCAAGTAACCGTTCGTCCATTATGCACCAACTTGGTGCATGAACGGGGTTTTCAAAGTTGCAGTGTTAGTACCACTGCAACTAATTCTCATAAGTGAGAGACACCAGACACCATGGCACTCACGAACTCGGAAAAATGTAGGGCTTACAAGCTACGCAAAAGGGTGCTTTCGATGGTGGAAGCGACCAAGAATATTTTGCCGCCATTGATTCCGAAGTACGCCAAGGATTTAACCGAAGCCCCAGCCCTGCCGCCCTCTGATGTTGTTTTTGATTCTGTGATTTGCGACTGGCTCACGATATCGCATCCATTGCGTGAGGCGCATCCGGTGGTCAACGATGGCCAGATTCTGCGTATCAAGGCCGATGGCACGACCGAATGGACAACGGAATGCTGGAAAACGCTCAAATGCGTCTCGTCCGATACCTCGTTGCGCATTAAATGCGATGGCGAAAAAGTGATGATGACCGGCAACATCGGGCGGTTTGGTCAATCGGACAACTTGAACGGGTATACGGTAGCCCAGTGCATCGAGTTATGGCGGCAACTGTTGGCGACTTATTACCCAGGCATCACTGATTTTTTCGGGGCTGATTTTCAGATGTTGAATCGCATTACCGGTGAGGTGCACTTGTCCGGCACTCGCATCACCAGGTGCGATCTGGCGGGAAATTTCTATACGGACAATTTCGCCTCACTTGCGCAAATGCTCATGACGCGGAAACTAGGCCAGCGTCCCCCGAAGGCGGGGAAATTCGGCCCGATGTGGGGCTATGACAGCAAGCGCGCCAATTGGCTCAAGGCCAAGGTGTACGACAAGGCTTGCGAATTGGAAGGGCGGCGTATACCCGCAACGGGCGCGACTACGGCGCGGTTTGAAGTGCAGTTAGGAAGTGAAATTTTGAAGCGCAAGGGCTTGCATATAGCAGATGGCTGGACAAAGGAGATAGACATGGAAAACGTTACATTTTTGGAATTTTCGAATCAGGTATTTCGCGATCAGGCTACGGCTGAAAGCTGGCTGGACATTCCACCGCGCTTGCGTCAGTACGCCGTTCTCTGGCGTGACGGCACGCCGCTGCGCAACCAGTGCAAAAGCGAAGCGACTTTTTACCGCGTCCGCAAGGCTCTGCTGATGCACGGCATCGACGCGTCGCAGCCGTGCAATGTCATGACGCTGGTGCGCCGCATCGAGGTGGTCAAGGTGATGCCGTTGCCAGCGCGTAGGGCAGCATGAACAAAGAAAATTTCAATCTCGTCTGTGGCTCATGCGCTAGCTTTTCAAAGGCCACCTGCCCACCGCGCTGCACACAAGATTTCTATCCGCACGTCCTCGGTGATACACCGGCATGCGTGATGTTCCAGCGCGTCGCTGACGTGTGGGACTGGCAACCAAAAAACAAAATTCCGGCATAGGCCGAATCCGCCACCTGTCGGTTACAGGTTTTTTTAAAGGAGTATCAAAAATGTTCACACGCAAACACGCTCTGCGCTTTTCCCTCGGCTCTGTTGCTCTGGTTGTTGCTGGTGCCGCTAACGCTGCCGTTGACGCCGCTATCACTACCGCGATCACTACGATGGCAACCGATGCCGCTACCGTCGCCTCCGCTGTGCTGGTCGCGATCATCGGTGTCGTGGCCATCAAGTTCATCCGCAAGGGTCTGTAAGTCAAAACGGGCGGCAAAGCATCGCTGCCCATTTTTGAGGGGTTGTCATGGGCTATTCATGTACGATTGAACAAGAGCGGGAGGCAATCCAGTCTCTTACTGATAATGGTTTTGACGTAGACAAATACTCTATTCAGGCTTATTTGGAAAATGATATTTTTTTCTTTCAGGAAATTACAGATTCGGAAAATCGGCAGGAAGATCAGGAAGAAGATTTCGAATTTGATTTGTCAGGGTGGGATTAAAAAAAATGGCCTCTATCCTTAAAACCGATGTGCTCACGCTCTTCAATCAATGGGAAGAGCGTGTTGCGTTTAACGAAGGCTATCGTAAGCAAAAGATTGTTGAAGCTGGGCAGGCTGGGCGTGATGCGTTCCATGTCGGAATTGACCGAGTACAAGGTCATCAAAATTATTTTGAGGCCAAAGATCAGCGTTTTTCTGAAGCTCAGGAATTTTTAGCTAGTGATGATTCCGCTGTTGAATCTGATGCTGTTGAAATTGAAACGATTGAGGAAATTACCGACGGCGAAGAAACTCTAGGCATGGAATCTGTTGTAGCAAACGAAACTGAGGATAGTGGCTCTTGGTACGAAGAGGCGCTGATAGATCATGCTGAGGCTGTCGAGGCTGAATACAACAGCGTATCAGCGTACGATTGGGCTGATGCTCACCGTATGAATAATGAATTAGCCTAATTTAATGCCTTCCACCGCATCCCTTGTCAACGGCTCTTGCTACTCGTCTGTAGCTTCTGCCACTGATGCTTTTTTTTCCCAGCAACCCGCAGCTTTTGCCTCCGGCGTGACTTCGTATTTATCCAATTTCCAAAATGATGCCGGCATCTGGAAGCTCTATCAGTACAGCATCGATGCTGCGGGCGTGTATACCCTGCGCTCTGCCACTGTTGCGACAGTCCCCACGTTCCCCCTGTGCGATTCCACTGAATCGTTTTTTGACGGTATGGCGATAGGCTGGGGCATCACCTTAGCGATTATTGCCGCGTACAGTTTTACCCAGCTCCGGAAAGCCCTCGCGTGATCGCCGAAACTCTAAACATGCTCTATGGATTTCTCTCGGTCATTCTGCCCATGATGATTTTGTTCTGGCATATGCGTTGATGAAAACCAGCTTGCAAAAATATATTGTGCCTGCGCTGGTCGTGCTGGCGTTTTTATTGCTGTGCGTTCGGCCTGCGCATTCAGATGGAATTGTCCCTTCAATATCTCAGCCTTACGCTGGTGCATTTACGTCTTATTATGGTCCCGGTTCTGGTAGCGGTAATTGGTCTTGTGGCGGTCAGTCTGTTATTGATTGTCTAAACGCTATCATTACGCTTTCGTATACTGTGACTATCGTTTCCGCTGCTCCGACGGCCGGCGGTGATTTTACTTTTACTTATAAAGACGATGTTTCTGGGGCGGTGTATTCGAACGGTCTTGCTCATTATTCGGGTGGTTGGTCTAGTCAATTGTCCTGCCCGTCAAATGCAACGTTGACCGGCTCCGATTGTGTTTGCAATGCTGAATATATCGCTGAAGGATCTGTTTGCAATTTAAAACCACCTTCTGCGTGCGAAGGGAAAATCGGTACAGAATCCCCGCATCTTTATGCTGACGGTGTAACTGCGCCTAGTTCTGCTTGCGATCAAGGCTGTGTCGTGTCTATTGATATTGGTGCCTCGAACGGGACGATCTGGGTTGGGTGGGGGCAATATACAGGGGCAGATTGTACAGGGCAGGTGGCGGCTTCTCCCGCACCGGCTCCTGACCCCGATGTCTGCCCAGCCGGCCGCACTGTTTATCAAGGCGTTTGTACTCCGTTAGTGGACATTCCTGAACTCGGCTATCAAGGAATGTCCATCAACGAGATTCAAAAGGCAATAGCTAAATCCGAAGCTGCTGCGGCATCGAAACAAAAGGCCGTTGATTCTGTCGCTGTGCCCGAATATTTATCCCCCGAATCTGTCCCTGTTGCTCCGTCAATTCAAACGGAAGACGCGAAAAAAGCTGTGTCTGACGCTGGAATAGGTTATCGTGAAAATGCCAGAGATATGGGCGGTTCTGGTGATACTCAAATAATTTCCGAAGGTCTGGGCACTGGTTTTAGTTCTATTGTTACGGCTATTCAAAATGCGTTTGGTGGCAATATTTCGGCTGCTTCTGTTAATGGTGCGCAAATTGATTTGGTTGTGCAGCCTACAACAAAAAATATCGCTGTCTCGTCACTCTCTCCGGTGCCAGTAAATCACGCTCAGGCTGTCTGCCCGTCAACACAAATCACTTTGCAAGGGCATCCGGCAACGTGGACGTATACTACCGAATGCAATTTTGCGACGGGCATCCGTCCGATACTGCTGACGTTTGCGTGGCTCTCTGCCGCGTTTATTTTGGTTGGAGGAATAAAAAATGGGTAGCCTGATTGCGCTTGCTTTAACGTGGCTGGCATCGTCTGCCGGTGCGATTGCTAAGCGTGTATTGATCGCGCTCGGTATCGGCACGATTACTTATACCGGTGTCGACGTTGCTTTTAATGCCATGAAAGATTTAGTCATATCCAATTACAGCGGTTTTATCGGAGCTGGTGCGCAAATCGCGTCTCTTGCGGGCATTCATGAGGCCATAGGCATTTTGCTTGCTGCCCTTGCTGCGCGCGTCGGTCTGCTTGTGTTGTCCCACATCGGCAAGGTGATTTAAATGTCTGTTACGCTCGTAACTGGTGTTCCTGGCACTGGCAAAACTGCGCAAGTCGTTTCGATGATTTTGGAGGCGGTTGTTAGTGGCCGTCCTGTGTTTGTTGATGGTGTCAAAGGTCTGCATAATTCAACCCCGTTTTATCGCTGTGGAAAAATTACCGAATGGTGCCATGGTACCTGGTTGCATATCGATCAGTATGTCATGACAGACGGTACGGAAGAAGTACAAGAGGACGATGATGGCTCGGCAAACTGGCAGCAAAACTCAGACGTTTTTTTACTCTCCGATGACGGCGAAATATTGCCGCAACCGAAATCATTTCCGGTTACTGGCGGACAATTGCAACTGGTTGCTGTCCGAAATCCAGACGGCACAGCGGCAAAAATTGTCGATTACGAAACGCACAAAGGTGCGATTGTTTTTATCGATGAAGCACAGCGATACTTTCGGCCTCGTCCTCAGGGCGCAAAAGTTCCCGACTATGTGGCAGCGTTTGAAGTCCACCGGCATCAAGGTCTAGATTTTGTGCTGATAACGCAGAGACCCGCTCTCATTGATTTTAACATCCGCGGTCTCGTCTCTCGTCATATCGCATTGCGTGCCGGTTGGTTCGGCCGCTATCTTTATGAGTGGTCGGAGGTTGGGGATATCGAAAGCAAGACCAGTCGTGAAACGGCTGCACGTCAGCGTTTCAAACTGCCCAAGGATGTGTTTGATAAATACGATTCAGCGGTTGTGCATACCACTGTAAAAAGAAAACTGCCGATGGCTGCGAAATTGCTTATGGTGATCTTGCCGCTGGCGCTGGTTTTTTTCGGCCTCGTTTACAAAACCATTAAAGGCAAAATTGACCCACAAGCGCAAGTTGCGCAACAAGCGACACAAGGCAAGGTAACGCACCCTCCGGCTGCTGCTGTAGCGGTCGCTCCTGCTCCTGCTGCGGTCTTGGCGGTGGTGGCTACAGAAACCCTTCATCCGTTCGCAAATACGCGCATTTTCATCGTCGGATTTTTGTCGAGCGCAACAAAAAAACTCTATCGCTTTAATGCCGTCGGTGTTGACGGTACCTCTTACAGCCTTTCACAAGCTGACGTTGTATCCAGTGGCTACACGATCAATCCGTTGTCCGATTGTTCTGCCGAATTGTTTTACAAGGAAACGCATCTTTACGTTACCTGTATGCCTCGAGGTGGTGCTTAGTATCTACCTGCGAGGGTAGCGAGGCGC